CTCTTTAATTTTATCACAAATAAATTTCATATCATAATCATCTAATCTAGCAGAACCTGGAAGATTTACACCCCTATTAGAAATATCATAACTAACTTTATTTTCAGAATATATTTCACCATCAGATGTATGAATTGCGAATGGTGGTAACATAGATAATGGATAAAAGAATGGTCTAATTGGAACACCGAGTTCTGCCATTTTTTGAATAAAAGTTTCTTTATCTATATTATATGATTTACCGATTACCATTGTCGTAATCCATGCACCATTCTCTACAACCTCTGATGATTCATTGAAATATAAATCGCCCAAATCTGATAATGCTTCTCTATAGAATTGTAATTGGTATTGTTTCTTTAAAACTATCTCATCTAATCTTTGAAATTGTGCATAACCTAATGCAGCCTGTAAATTAAATGGCATGTATTTATATGTTGCAAATTCATTGAAATACATTTTTTGATTTGGGTCTCTCATATGTGGTGGTAGTGCACCATCTCTACCATGGTCTCTCCAAATCATACATTTTTTATATAACTCTTCGTCATCTAACAATAACATTCCACCCTCACCTGTTGTTAAGGTTTTAGTTCTATGAAAACTAAATACTGAACCAATACCAAACTTACCTGCAGGTATATCTTTATACTTAGAACCCAATGCTTCTGCTGCATCTTCAATCAAAGGTATATCGTATTTTTCAGATATTTCTGCTATCTCATCCATATGTGGCATATTACCAAAAATATCAACAACTATTATTGCTTTAGTTTTTTCTGTTATACATTTCTCAATTGATTGTGGTGATGAACACCAATTATGCTCATCAATATCACAGAACACCGGTTTTGCATTTAAATATGTTACTGGTGCTGCAGTTGCAATCCAAGTTATATCTGGTACTATTACTTCATCACCTTCACCAACCCCTAAACATTTTAATAACAGATGAATCGCAGTAGTACAATTTGGAGTCATTATTCCAAATTTTCTATTGTGATATTCTGCAAATTCTGATTGGAATTTTTCTACATAATAATATGGCTTTTCATACCAACCGGTTTTCATCGCATCTACAACTATATCTATTTCATGTTGTGTTATATCAGGACCGGCCATATCTATTTTTTTCATATCAACCTCACTTTAATTTAAAAACTTTTTTGCTGGAACACCAACTACAGTCTGGTTATCTGATATATCACTTATTACCATAGAACCAGCACCTATAATACAATTCTTACCAATCTTAATATTTTGACGAATAGTACAACCCGCACCTATCCAAGTATTTTCCCCTATTTCAATATTACCACACAATATAACGCCAGGAGCTAACTCTACACCATCATGTAAAATACAATCATGTTCAACTAAAGATTTTGTATTTAAAATACAATAATTACCTATCTTAGAAAATGGTTGTACCACTACTCCTGAGTGTATTTGTACACCTGTTCCTATCTCAACATCTTCTTCTATAATAGATGTATGATGTATTAAAGATATTGGCTGTAAACCATTATTTATCAGAGTATTTGATAGATTTCGCCTGATTTTAGCATGTGGATTGCCGATCGTAATAGAAAATTTATAGTTAGTATAATCTTCGGTATCTTTTTTCCAATTAGTAAAACAATCATCTCCATTATAAATAGGAACATCGTCATAGGGAGACTTTAAGCCAATAGTATTATCTAAGATAACAGTAAGTTTACCAACTTTATTAGCTATAGGCTTCATTACTTTACATTGACCTGTTCCACCCCAAAATAATATCTTATCCATTTTTTATAACCCCTTTTAATAACATTTTTAATTTTTTTGTGTCCATAGAGCAATCGGTTGCCATTTTGACATCAGGTATATCTTTTAAATAAATAGGTTCTATGTTAAAATTTTCTTCTTTTACAAAATCATAAACAGATTGTGATTTGCCACCAACATTAATTATACCCTTTTCATTCAATAACTTTAGAGTAACTTTTGCTGCATCCTCAATATACATAAGACTTTTTCTCATATCTTTTAAAGCTCTTGGGTGCGGAAATGGTTTTGTATTCATAGCCATTCTAAGTATCAAATGATTATCATACATCTGAACTGCACACTCACCACCTAATTTAGACCAGCCATATTTAGTAAATGGTTTCATAGCATCAGTTTCTTTATAATCACCACTAACACCCTCATAAACATAATCAGTAGAAATGTATACTATCTTCTTTTTATATCTTTCACATAATAAAACAACATTAGAAGTTCCAATTATATTAGTTTGTATACTTAACTTTGGGTTTTTTTCATGAACAACCATTGGTCTGGTTATAGCACCCGCATGTATTACATAATCAAAATCTTTTTGATGTGAATAGAAATATCTATCTAAATTCCAATAGTCTCTTATATCGGCTTCTTTTTTAGATGGTGTAAGAAATGAATGTTTTTTACCAACTTTTACTAAATATTTGCAAAATTGACCATTACCACCTGTCACTAATATTTTTTTCATTAGTTTAATTCACTCCAATAGTTACCTATACTCATTTCAACTTCATTAGTAAAGCTAGTTTTAGAACTTTCTTCATATTTAGATAAAGGCAATATTCTGAAATCCACACTTACTCTTGATTTATTAGTGTCATTTAGTTTGTTACCATGTAAAAGATTAGAACCATTCCATAACCAAACATCACCCACACTAGCTTCCATAGGTTTAAAATTTTTTCTATCTTTTTCAGACTCTACCCAAATTGTATTATTACCCCAAGCTTTTGTCATTGGTAAGTAAAAATTCCTTTCATATTCAGAATGGCTATAGTCAGCGTCTTTATGAAATTCAGCTACTGCTAAATTAAATGGTTGATGTACTCTAAAAGTTGGTATCGTCTGATATAAAAAATCTTCTTTAATTATTGGTTTTACAAACTCTTTTACAAAAGAGAGGTAAGTATCATAAAAGTTAGTATTATAAGCTTCTGCATAAAACTTTTTGTGATATACAGTCATTTGGTCTGTCTTAACATCGTTAAGAATATCATACTTAATAGCACCAGACCATTGATTGTGTATTTCAGACAAATCATCTATACCATATAATTTTTGAATTTCCTTTACAAAATTATATTTGTTAAAATCGTAACTATATTTTTTCATTTTTAATTTTTTTAAATTTATTATAGTCATCTATATAATCTAAGGGATCATATAAAGTATTTGATAGAACTAACAAAACAGATTCTTTAGAATCATAGATTTGTTCATCCCATATCATTTCAGGTATGTACAGAGCCTTCCAAGGTTTGTCTAATTTCCATTTTTGTATACCACCCATACCATCATCACATTTAACATTAATAGAACCAGCTAGCGAAATTAATAATTGCTTGGTTTTATAGTGACTATGCTTTCCCCTATCATTCTGATTATGTACACCAAACACATAGAACATTCTTTTTACCTGAAATGGTAAATCTCTATCAAACTCAATAGGAGCTAAATTACCATCAGAATCATTGATGAACTTCAAATTAATTCTTTTAACATCATTTATTGTTATCATTTATCTTCCGCGTGCCAATACTCTCCAAAATGCCCTACAGGAACTCTATACTCATCATCCGGATTATATTTCTCTGTTAAGTAATATAGTAATATAGAACCTGGCTGTAAAGCTTTATATCCATGGTATATACCAGGTTTCATTTCAATAACTCTCGGTTGTTTATCAGAAAGATAAACAAATTCTGCACCATCCTCTTCTGTAGCCATTCCCACCTTAAAAGAACCTTTGATGCAAGTCCAATAATCCGATTGTATATCGTGTTTGTGCCAAGCAACAATGTGTTCTGTGCTATTAACATATGAAACATTTATTTGTCCATCTAAAACTTCAAAAACATCTAATAACCTTTGAGCTCTATCATCTTCATTATAATACATTTTTTTCTCCTTTATAAAAAGCGCATGCTTCGAAATCAATTATTATATTATTGATATTGGAAGTTTTTCCTGTTTTTCTCAACTTATAACTTGTTATATTTTTAGATAGATACTCTTCTTCTTCTTCTGTCATATACTCACTTTTTATTATACCAGTCTTATTGAAATCATCTATCATTTTTAAGGTTGTGTTCGAACCATTTTGTTTAACCTTATGTTCTTTTATGTGGTAATCAGCTATTGTAGACGTACCCAAATCTTCTATAATATATATACCATCAGTTTTTATAAATGGAAATAAAAATCCAAAAGATATTTGTTGTTGTGGCATACTATGACCACCATCATCTATTATGATATCAAATTTACCAAATTTATCTACCAATAGCTGCAAGTCTCCTCTATTCTCTTGATCTAAATAAAGAACTTCTACATTTTTTGGAGCATTAGCTAAATCAAATGTACATTGTCCACCATGATTATTATCAGCACCATACACTAAAGCGTTCTCAAAGTATTGATTCCAAAGCATAATAGAACCACCCCTTTTAACACCGATTTCTAATATCCTTAGACCATCTTTACTTTGAAATGGTTTAAACCATTTATCATATATATCCAAATATCCACATTTATCTTTATCTGTGTATATATAGTTAGCTGATGCCTCTAATATCTTTAAATTGGCTTTTAAACTTATATAATCTACCATCAGTTATTCTTTACGAAAATGTCATTATTTTTGGTATGTGAGTTATAAATTCACCACCCTTTTCTACAAATTCTCTCTCTTTATTTGCTATAACATCTTTGAAGTTCCAAGCACCTAAAAAAGCATAATCATAATCATTTAGGTTTACCGAATCCCTATCCACAACAGGTATGTGACTACCTGGTGCTAATAATCCTTGTTTATCGGGTGTAGTGTCTGTAATAAAATCTATCAAAGAACTATCTATACCACAATAATTAAATACAGTTGTGGATTTTGATGTAGCACCTATGCTGATTATGCTTTTACCATTATGTCTTAGGTTTCCCAAACATCTCATTAGCTCATCCTTTGAATCCTTTACCCTTTTAGCAAATATTTCATAGGTTTCAAATTTATCTACTCCAAATTCCTTTTCCTCTTTTATGTTAATCCTTACGCTATCACCAACAACACCTGAATCAATGCGTCTGGCATATATTCTGTTAGAACCACCATGCACATCTAAGTTATCAACACTAAAAATCTTTAACCCATTTTTTCTAAGAATATTATCCAAAGCAATCACAGAAAATACATGAGCATGTTCGTCATAAATTTGATCATATGAACCTCTCTCCAACATGCGAAGTAAAGATGGATCTTCAAATACGAATATACCTGTTTTTGACAATAAAGTTTCAACCGCTTTAAAACAATCATCTAAATCCTGAATATGGCATATACAATTAGCCGAATAAATCAAGTCCACATTACCATGATCGCTTTTTAGTTTATTAGCTAGCTCAGTATTCCAAAATTCTGTATAACTTGTGTATCCCATATTAGCTGTTTTTGATGAAAAATTTCCACAAGGTTCTACACATATAGAACTCTCTATAGGAAAATTACTTATGAAAGGACCATCATTAGAACCTATTTCTAATACACTTTTGGGTTCAAACTTCATCTGTAACAATTCAGCCGTTTTCTTAAAGTGATTTACCATTGGTGTGGATAGTGATGTATTGTATTTGTAATCATCGTTAAACATCATATCAGGCTTAACAAAGTCTTTCATAGATACTAACTTAGTTTCCTCATCAAAAACCACCTTTAAATCAAAGAAAAACTCATCCTTAATTTCACTTTCAGTTAAAAATTTATTTGCTATAGGTTGCTTACCTAAATCTAAAAACTCTTTCTTCATTCTATTACTCCTATATTTTTATAAAATTTTTCAAACTCATCATAAAACTCTTCTATTGGAGAATTATATAATTCAATACCTCTTTTATATTTATGTAAATATTTAATATTTTTAAAATTATTAGTAA